CGCCGATGCGATGGCGCAGGCCGCCGTGACCAAGGCCAGCGACGGAGCCAGCCGGGCCCGCCTCAACTTCGGGGCAGCGTTGCTGCTGGAGACTGCCGACCTGGTGCTGCAGCTGCAGACTCGGCTCGTGCAGCAGGCGGTTGCCCACGAGCACGGCGAGGCGGCTAACGCACGACGGTGGCCGCTGCTCGAGGACGACGACACCGATGCAGGGGCCGCACTGTGAGCATCACCGATTGGGTCTGGCTTTCTGTTGGGCAGTTTTCGCTCGCTGCGACGTTCGCACTGGGCATTTTTGTTGGGATTGCACTCACGCGAAAGGATTCGTGATATGGCGACTGCAACGAAGGAAAGGGCAGGGCTGACGATAGGAGCCGGCACGCTGCTGGCGGCACTCAGTGATGTGACCAGGGCTGTGAGCTCGCGGGGCCCGAAGCCCATCCTGCGGAACGTCCGCATCGGCGACGGGCTGATCACGGGGACGGACCTTGAAATCCGCATCGACCGTGAGATCGGCGAGCAGTGCGAGCCGATGCTGCTGCCGGCCGACAGGCTTACGGCCATCCTGCGGGCCTGCCGACACGACGACGACGTGACGCTGACGCCGAAGGGCAGCACCGTCACCATCAAGTGCGGCCGTGGCAAGTGGGACTTGCCGACCGAGGACGCTGCCGAGTACCCGACGTGGGAGCCGGTGGACGCCACGCCCGTGTGCCGCCTTCCGGCGGATCAGTTCGTGCGGGCCATCAGGGCCGTGTCGTACGCCACGGACAGCGAGTCTAGCCGCTACGCCCTGGGTGCGGTGCTCATCGACGTGACGGGTGGAGATCCGACGTTCGTTGGCACTGACGGCCGGCGGCTGTCGGCGGTGGAGACCGAGACTGACCAGGCGGTGGACGACTCGACGACGCTCGTGCCGGCCGCTGCGGCTCGCATCGCTGCCACGCTCAGTGAACGCAGCGAGGGCTCGGTGCAGATCGAGGCCACTAAGTCGGACGTGGTGTTCACGTTCGACGGCGGCGTGCTCACGGCTCGCATCGTGGACGGCCGCTTCCCACGGTGGCGTGACGTGTTCCCCGAGGCCAGCACTGAGCCGCACGTCGTGGAGCGCGAGGAGCTGCTGTCGGCGACCAGGGCTGCGGCCGTCGTGGCCAGCGAGCAGAGCAAGGGCGTGCTGTACGACTTCGGCGAGACGCTGACGCTCACGGCCCGCTCGAGCGAGTACGGCGAGTCGAAGGCGAAGTGCTCGGTGGTGCAGGCCGGGACGGCGTGCAAGGTGAAGCTGGACCCAGTTTTCGTGAGAGATTACTTGACAGGGCTGCCGGCCGACGAGGAGCCGAACGTCTCGATTCATGCGACCGGGCCTGCCGGTGCCGTCACGCTGTCGTGCGGCGAGTACCGTGGCGTGATCATGCCGCTGGCGGAGGACGCATGAGGTACGGACGTGTAGGGTCGTTCGCCCCTGCCGATGAGCAGGAGTTTGCCCGGCTGTGGGAGGACGACGCCGTGACGCTGATGCAGATGGCGGTGCACTACAAGGTCTCTGTGACGTGTATCCGCAACTACGCTCACAAGCTGGGGCTAACACGCAAGACGGCTACCGGCGGATTGCGAAGAGGCGAGCAGTACTTCCCGACGCCTGCCGAGATCGAGGAGGCGTGCCAACGCATCCGCTCGTCGTGGCCGATTGAACGGTTTCGAGGAGACTTGGCATGAGCGAGCTCATGACGCTGGTGGACGCGATGCCGCCGGATGCTTTCCTTGCGGCGGTTGTCATCATGTGGGTGGCGGTGGAGGCGTTGTGCGGGCGGTGAACGCTTGCGATCAGCGGCGCAGTCCGCTGCATCGCTTGGTTCTCATGAATGCGCGACATGAAATACGACGCACTTATCGCGAACCTTCGCTGCCAGTACGAACGCTATCGCGGCAGTGGAACTCGCATGGAACAAATGCTGAAGGATGCTGGTGCTGCGCTAGCGAAGGCGAGGCTCACCGACGATGAACGTGAGGCGATTGCAGAAGCGGCCGGAGCGTACAACGACAACGACGACGACGAGGAATGTGCGAAGATCGCAGCCACGCTTCACGGCCTACTGAAGCGGCTAGGCTGAGAACCAGTGAGTATGCGGTTCCCGATAGCCGCCCTCGTTCCGCATAACACCCCGCCGATTCCGCGCCGCACGGCCGCGTGACGCTACGGGCGGCGTTACCGAGTGCTGCATAGTTCGCCGACCCGGCTTGCTTGACACGTTTGGCATCTTGCGTGCGTCCCGGCGGATACCGGGAGTTCACGGAGGATGATTCATGCGTTTCGTTTTGCTCGCTACTGCCCTTGCGTTCGCCGCCGTGGCCAACGCCGACACCACCGTGGTGGCTCGTCGTGGCTCGGTCGTCAGTGCCAGTGACCACGCCGTCGTGATCGCTCGCCGTGGCTCGCTGGTTCACAGCAGCTGCGGCCAGTACGAGGGCATCGGTTTCTCGAGCGTGTCGCCGGAGCACGCCAAGCGGTCGTGCTGCTTCTACGGGAAGCGGACGCCCGTGGACATCGGCGTGGCCTGGAGCCCGCTGCGTCGTGGCTGGTTCGCCGTCATCCGCTATCGGTGAGCCTTGGCCGTCACGTTCACAATCCCCGGCGAGCCCGTCCCGCAGCCGAGGCCACGAGTCTCGACGCGGGGCGGGTTCGCACGGGCGTACGTGCCAGCACAGCACCCCGTGCATGCGTACCGGCAGTCGCTGTCAGCAGCTGCTCGAGCGGCTGGGCTCGGGAAAACCGGCGAGCCTCTGAACGTCGTAATCGACGCCGTCTTTGAGCGGCCCAAGTCTCACATGACCAAAACCGGCGTGAAGCCAACGGCACCACGGCTACCGAGGCCCGACGTGGACAACCTGGCCAAGGCCGTGCTGGACGCACTGCAGGACGTGATGGGCGACGACACGAACGTGGCCCGCCTGGTGGTCGAGAAGAGCTACGGGCAGGAGGCACGGACGACCGTGCGGATCTCGTGAGCGAGCCACAGTACGCCGTGTTCAGTGACTACGAGCGGCACGCTCTCGGTGCCATGAGCTCGCACACGTACGAGATCGACGCCAAGCGTCTCGGATTCACGCTGGCCCGGTACAAGTTCGTGGCCCGTGTGCTGTCCGGCTGCGATTGGGTACTGGAGATCGGCTGCGGCGATGCGTTCGCTACCCGCATCGTGGCCCAGGCCGTCGGCAACGTCATCGCCACCGACTTCGACTCTGCCTTCATCGACGAGGCCCGCTCCAGGCAGCGGCCAGACAACGTGATGCTGATGCAGCATGACATGGTGGCCGGGCCACGGTACGTGCCGGATCGCCTGCCGAAACTCTTCGACGCCGCCTACGCCCTAGACGTGCTCGAGCACATCCCGCCGCACCAAGAGGGTGCGTTTCTCGGCAACGTGGCCCTGAGCATCGGCGAGTACGGCACGTTCATCTGCGGCATGCCTTCGCTGGAGTCGCAGCCGCATGCGTCCGCGCTCAGCCAGGCCGGGCATGTGAACTGCAAGACCGAGGACGGGCTGCGGTCCACGCTGAAGCGGTACTTCAGGAACGTGTTTGTGTTCGGCATGAATGACGAGACTCTCCACACGGGCTTCGGCCCGATGTGCCACTACAGGCTGGCCATCTGCACGGGAGCGACGCTGTGAGCGTATCTGTGGTCATCCCGACGTGGAACCGGGCGGCCACGCTCGGCCGTGCCATCGTGTCGGCTGCGTGCCAGAACCCGGCCGAGGTTGTGGTGATCGACGACGCCAGCACTGACGACACGCCCGGCATCGTGCAGCAGCTGCAGGGCGTCTACCCGTGCATCCGCTACGTGCGGCACCACGAGAAGGCAGCGGATTGGCAGGCCGCAGCGGCAACGGTGTACCCGTCGCTCGTGGGCTCGCACGTCATCTGCATGGGGGCCGATGACCGCCTGCTTCCAGGCATCGTCGAGAGCGTGGAGCGGTTCCCAACGGCCGCCGTGGTGTTCCACGACTACCAGGTGGCGAACACGGCCGGGCAGATCGTGGGCCACGTCGGCTGCGGGTTGGAGTCCACGACGACGATGACGCCTGCCGACGTTCGACGACGGCTGCGGGAGTGGCCTGTGCCCACGGAGACGGGCATCGGGGCGGCCATCCAGTTGCAGTGGCTTCTGCGGCTCGGCCAGCACCAGTGGTGGAACATGGGGCCGTGGAGCGACTGCATCGCCTACAGCGTCGTGGCCGGCACCGCCGGGGCTGTGTACGTGCCGCAGGACGGAGCCGTCTTCACGGACGACACCGCTGGCTACGGGCACACGCACCGCGCCGGGCCAGAGGCCGCCGAGTACATGCACAGAGTGCGGCAGTTCCTTCGGTCCACCAACTTCCCGTGGAGCGTGTCGGCCGCCCTGTGCGGCAAGCGAGGAGTGCCGTATGCCTGAGTTGCCAGCCAACCTGTGGATGCCGCACCCCGACTTCGCGGAGGAGTTCGACCACCGCCACGCCGAGGGGCTCGAGCGGCTTCGGCACTCGTCCATCGCCGTCGTCGGCCTGGCCCGCAACTGCGGCCCGCAGCTGGCCGACAACCTGCGGCGAGTCGAGGCCCTCGGCCAGCACTGCAAGTCATGGCAGCTGCACATCGAGAGCAACGACTGCACCGACGACACGCTGGACGTGCTGGCCGAGTTCAGCCGCCGGCACAGCCACGCCACGTTTCACTACGAGATCTTAGGTCGCCCGCACCTGCCGGGTGAGTTCGCCGGCCGCCGCACCGTGGCACTCGCTGAGTACCGGCACGCTTGCCAGCAGTGGGTGCGTCAGTGTGCCGCACGCTCCGACTACGTCATCGTCATGGACTTCGACCTGTGGGCCGGCTTCTCCCAGCACGGGCTCGTGAACGGCGTCGGCTGCCTAGTTGAGAAGCAGGGTGCCTACGGCATGGCCAGCGTGAGTTTGTTTCAGTACGACTTCGGTAACGGCCCGCAGTGGGCTCACTATGACCTGTGGGCGTTGCGTGGCGTTGGCCAGCGGGACTGCTACTGGGACCAGTACCGTGGTGGCCGGGGCGGGTTCGGCTACACATGGATGCCGCCCGTGGGATCGCCGCCCGCTCTCGTGTCGAGTGCGTTCGGCGGCATGGCGATCTACCGCACCGATGCCTACCTAGCCGGCACGTACGACGGCACGACGGACTGCGAGCATGTGCCGTTCCACCAGAGCATCGCCCGGGCCACTGGGCAGATGCTGTATGTGTGTCCGTCGATGAGAACGATCGTGTCGTGGATGGAGCCATGCGAGGCGACACCGCAACCATCAGCCTGACGGAGTTCCGTGCTGACTGGGCGACGCACATGCCGATGCGGGCATTGTGCGAACGCTGGACTATTTCCCGTGACCAAGTCATCCGCCTGGCCGTCGTGTGGCAGCTGCCCCGGCGGCACGACCGCAAGCTCAGGGCCAAGCCGGTACGTCAGCGGGATCCGACGACCACCGAGATCCGAGACGCCTGCCTGCGGATCCAGGCGACGTGGAGCGACGACACCCGTGAGGATCGCAGGGTGACGAAGACGAGGCACGTCAGCATCCAGAGGATCCCGCTCGATCACGAGACGAAAGAGGCGGCTGGGTACGACGGCGACGCAGACCTGTGGGAGGCCAACCGATGACCATGGCACCGAAGGGCCGGGAAGACGTGCTGCGTCGAATCGTCGTGGAGTACGGGCAGCAGTACGCCTACATCTACATGACCGACGGCAGCGGAAAACTCATCGACGAAGAGGTTTTCAAGCAGCCGTTTCGGCTCGACCGCAAGGACGCTTTTGAGGAGGCCAAGGACTCCTACGACGCTGCGTACGATTGGCTGAACGAGACGATCAACGTGATGCCACTGCAAGAGGATGCCGGGGGGGAGGCAGAATCCGATGAGGAGGACTAGCCATGCCCGACTACGGTGCCACGCCCCAAGAGCTCGAGCAGTTCGGTAACGGCCTGAACCTGTGGCAGTCGCTGATGCTGCTGCAGCGATGGGCCCCGCTCATTGGCTACGGCCAGCGGTTCATGGCCGAGCCTGACCCGTACCGCCGCTCGCTGATCGTGGCCGACGCCGTTGAGTGGCTGGCCGCCCAGACGCAGGCCCGCGTTGACGACGAGCTCGTCAACAAGCTGGCCGCCGTGCTCAAGACGCCGCAGGGTGAGGCCCTCGTGCGTTGGGTTATGAGCCAAGTGGAGGCCGTCCGGTGAGCCATGAGTCACTCGTACGCACCGCCGCCGTGGTGGCGGCAGTTGCTTTCCTCGCTGCGCCGTACCGGCAGCAAATCGCTGGGTACCTCGCTAAGGCCACCGAAGCCGCCAAGTCCAACGGGCCAGCCCTCGGCCGGTTCGCAGCCGCCGCCCTCTTGATTGCCGCGGCGTGGGGCAAGGTGCCGATGCCGAGCCTGCCGAGCACGCCGGCCGTGCCGTCCTATCCTGTCTCGACGCCGAGTGATGAGATGCAGCGACTCGTGACGCCCGTGGCTAAGTCGCTGGCGAACCTGAACCCGGCCGACCGTGCCCTGTGGGCCCAGACCTGGACGAAGGCTGGCGTGGTCGTGGCCGGCGACGCCGTTACGACCGAAGTGGCCTTCACGGATACCCGCTCGCTCCGTGCGTTCACGGCCCTGGCCTTGGACATCGCCTGGCGTCGGATTGGCCGGCATCAGCCCGGCGAGATCCCCGGCCTGCGGGACGCCGTCGAGGAGGCGTACAACGCCGCCCTCGGCCGAGACGTGGTGCCGGTGGATGCGTCCATGCGGCAGCGGTTCAAGGACTTCGCCGAGGCAGTCGCCTGGGCCGGCATGAACGGGGGCTGACCGATGGCCTTCGTGCCCCTCTTTGGCTACACGCCCGACCCGACAGGTGCCCAGGCGTTCGTGTCGTCTCTGCCCCGCCCGACGATGGCCGAGGCCGGGGCCGATTTGCAGACCGCCAAGCACGACGTGTCGCTCTCGCAGCTGCTGCTCAAGAGCATGCCGGCGTGGAAGCGTGGTTCGCAGCCCATCGGCTCGTGCGTCGGCTGGGGCACGGCGATGGCCGTGGACATCTTGGCGGCCTGCGACATCTGGCTGCGGCGTGAGCCTGAAGAGTGGGGCGGGCGGTGCATCGAAGGCGTGGTCTACGGGCTGTCTCGTGTCGAGGCCCGTGGGCTGTCCCGCAACGGTGGTGGTGACGGCAGCACAGGCTTCCACGCCGCCAAGGCCATCCGTGACTTCGGCACGCTGCACTACGGCCAGGACTACGGCGGCAAGCGGTGGGACCGCCAGCTGAGCGGCACCGAGGAGCGGACGCTCGGCCGGGACGGACTGCCGAGCAACCTTGAGCCCCACGCCGCCCAGCACAAGGTGGCCGAAGTCACGCTGGTGCGGAACTTCGAGGACTGTGCCAAGGCGATCAGTAACGGCTACCCGGTGTACTTGTGCTCGATGCGTGGCTTCTCGATGACTTTCAAGCGAGATGCCAAGTACGGCGGGGGCTGGCTCACACCCATGGGGACGTGGGCTCATTGCCTCATGGCTTGCGACTTGCGATGGGATCGCCCGGCCTTGCGGGTGCCTAACTCGTGGGGCGACTGCTACGACGGCCCGGTTGACGACAAGGCACCGCCAGCGTTTCAGCGTACATCGGGCTGGGTGGATGCTTCCGTGATCGACTCGATGTGTGCTGGCGGCGACTCGTACGCCGTGGCCGGGTTCAACGGCTTCCGGCCGTCGCTCATGCCAGAGAACTGGCTAGACGGGGTGCTGTGATGAGGTGGATGCTCCCATTCGTGATCGTGTTCTTCGGCTGCGTGCTCAGCATCCCCGACGACCAGGGCGTGTCTGCGGATCTCGCGTGCGAAGCGGCACGCATGGCGGTCCAGATGCGGCAAGAGATCCGGCCGACGCCGACGCCTGATGCCGGCGAGTGCGACAACTGCAACGGCACCGGCAAAGTTGGAGACGGCCGCATCGTCATCAAGTGCAGCGTGTGCGACGGCACCGGCAAGAAGCCCGTAAGCGTGTGCAAGGACTGCCCCAAATGACCCGCCAAGAACTCATCGACGCCGTCTGGGACGAGCTGCCCGCCAAGCGTTATTTGCTCGGCCGCAAGCGTGGCGAACGAATCATCGACCGTGCTATCCGCAAGTGGCCCGTGCCCGTGCTGTACCAATGCGATCCGCAGCAGACCGCCGTGGTGGGCGAGCACCTGGCCAAGAGCCTCGAGCGTCAGGAGCGTGCCGAGTACGGCATGGGGTTCATCGCCAGCATCATCCTGGCGGCCATCATCTCGGAGATCGTGAAGATCCTGATTCGCCGCTGGCTGGAGAACCGAGTCGAGATGCTGGAGGCCCTGTCGTGACCGATGCGACCAAGGACACGCTCTACACGGCCCTACGTGACTACGGCTTCTCGGTCGTGGTCGCCCTGGCGGCCGGCTGGGTGCTGCGTAACGACGTGCTGATCCCGCTGGTCGAAGAGCATCGAGTGTTCGTCCGCAGCCTGAGCGAGACGCAGAGCGAGATAAGCAAGGCCGTCACCGAGCAGACGAAACTGCTGTACGAGATGAAACACATGAGAGAACAGCCATGAGCCCAATGAGCCCACGAACGCTGCGGCCGAGAGCAGGCGGATTTAATCCGGCGAGCATCAGCAACCTCGGCGCATGGTGGGATTTTTCAGACTCGTCCACAGTCTCGTTGTCATTGTCTGCCATTACTAGCGTGACTGACAAGAGCGGGAATAGTCGCACGGCAACGCAAAGCACAGGAAATAATCAGCCGGCGATTGCAGCCAGCGTCCGTAACGGCCGGTCGGCGGCACTGTTTGACGGGCTGAACGACGCCCTGGATGTGACATGGGGCGCCCAGCAGTTCACGGCCATCACCCTGTTTGCAGTAGTTCAGCCGACTGGTGCTGGTGGCGGCAGCCTCGGTCGCATATACAGCAGAGACGGCTCAGGCACTTTCCTCAATCGGGCAAACGCCAGCAATGCGTTTTCTTGGAGCATGCCATGGACGAGTGCAACCGGCAATGGCTCGCAACGGACGGCCGATGGTTCTGCAAGCCTGAACGCATGGTACTTGCTGTCGTTTCGGTACACAGGAGGCGCAGACGTAAATGCTGATGTGTTTCTGGGTGTGAATCGCTCTCTTAGCACTGCGGCCCTGGCCGGGACACGTGATACTTCGTCTACGTCGCAATCCAGCACGCTAAACATTGGAAACCGCACCTTGGCTGACGGCTACGACCGTGGATGGCAGGGGCATATTGGTGAACTGTTGATCTACACGGCCAACTTGACAGCGGCAAATGTGAGCTCAGTCGAATCGTATCTGGCCGCCAAGTGGGCCTTCTAATGCAACGGTTTTTCCGCACGGCCGACGCAGTTCTTTACGACGCAGTCAGGCTGCATCTGGATGCCGCTTGGGGCCACCCGAACAGCCAGACAGTGACGTGCATAGTACCTGCGTCAGATGCGCCTCAAGACGACTCTGGGCGGATCCTGCTTGCTGTGCGTGATGAGTTTGCATCTTGGGAGCCTGCGGCCACGCTCTTGCCGCAACTGCTGTCCAGCGGCCAAGCCGAAGAAATAACTGCGTCTGACTATCAAGCGGCATTGGCGTCGAATCCCGACTGACCGAAAAAAGATTAGCTAGGTTGGTGCTGGCCAGCGCACAGCCCGCCTAACTGCAAGACGTACGGCACAGAGCCATACCCTGAGACTCAGGCCACGATGCGGGCCAGACCCGAGCCACGGAGATAGACCATGTCCCATGTGAAGATCAAGCGGTACGAGCGTGACGTGAGCATCGTGCTGCACAGCACGACCACGCTGGCCACCACGCTCAGGCTGGACGATATGGCTGGTGGTGTGGTGTCGCTTGGTACCATGAGCACCAACAGTGCCACGCTCCAGATGTGGGGTGGCACCAGTGTCGATGGTGCGTTCCGTCGCATGTACGGGGCAGACGGCTCGGCGGCCGACATCACGCTGGCCCCCTCGAGCACGGACGGCAGGATCTACGCTCTGCCTGATGCAGTGTTCGCCGTGTCGTTCTTGAAGATCGTCTCGGCCACCACGAACAGCACAGGCACTCTCGGCATCGTGTCGCTGAAGTCGTAATGCCCCAACGCATCCCATGCCACAGGCCGCTGCGTCTGCGTGCGTCACGCCCACAGCGAGACGAAAGCAACAGGCCAAACGCGGCAGCCCGTGGCTATTGCTCAGTGGCTCACAAGAAGTGGCGGCAGGCCGTGCTCACCCGGGATGCGTGGCAGTGCCAGCATTGCGGGCGGGTGGCCCAGCGTATGGCGCAGGCCGACCACATAGTTCCTATCAGCAAAGGTGGAGCCAGGTACGACGTGGCGAACGGACAGACGCTTTGCATTAAGTGCCATGGCAGGAAGACCAGAGAAGAGCAGCAGCGCGAGTGGTCAGGTAAGCACGCAGCCACGACGGCCAAGCAAACAGAAACCATTCCTGTCGCCTGCCAAACTGGCGGAAGGCAGGGTGGGTGAAATCACCCCAAGTTACCACGATAAAAACCCCGGTCGCCTGTTCCATGTGCGCAGTCGCAAGTTTCCGCTAGGGGGTAGGTCATGGGCCGTCGCGGACCCAAGCCAGAGCCAACGCCGCTGAAAATCGTTCGGGGCAATCCCGGCCGCCGGCGCCTGAACAAGTCTGAGCCGCAGCCGCCAGCCGATGGCGTCGTGATGCCGACGCACCTCGGCGAAGTTGCTTCCAGCAAGTGGGCCGAGCTGCTGCCGCTGCTCCAGGCCGTCAAGGTGATGACTCGTGCCGACGTAGAAGCGTTGGCTAGGTACTGCGACACCTACGAGTGGTGGCTTGCCACCCGTGCCAAACTCAAGAAAGAGGGCGACACGTACCCGATTCTCAACGACAAGGGCGACGTAAAGTACATCGCACAGCGTCCCGAAGTCTCGATAGCCAACAAGTTAGCGGCCCAACTTCGGCAGTTAGAGAGCGACTTTGGCCTGTCGCCAGCGGCCAGAACGAGCCTCAAGGTTGAGCCGGATGCCAAGGAAGAAAGCGTCCTGTCCAAGTTCCTTGCCCGCCGCCAGAAGGCGTGAGTGGGTAGAGGGCTTTTCGTACGACCCGACGGATCCCGATCTCGTCATCGACTTCCTTCAGAGCGTCTGCGTCCACACGAAGGACGGGGCGACGGCCAAGGCTGGCGATCCGATCCAGCTGCTGGACTGGCACAAGGACGAAGTCATCCGGCCGCTCTACGGATGGAAGGACAAGGACGGCCGCCGGCGATATCGGGTGGCCTACTTCGAGGTTCCCAAGAAGAATGCCAAGAGCACGTTGCTCTCGTGCCTATCCATCTGGCATCTGGTCATGGAAGGCGTCGGCGAACTGGGGTGCATCGCCGCCAAGGATCGC